TTTGAAACACTTTTAGCTTTGGATGTTACTGATAGCAAAATAAAAAAACAGCTTGAGGAGATGGGTATGGCTGGTAACAATGAGGCCTTGCTTGCTTTTGCTACATTTCAACAAGCGGTAAAAGGCAATCAGAAAGCAACTGAAAACATAATCAAGCTGACAAATACCAAAGATAGGTACGATATACAAGAGCAGAAAGAACGTATTAGAGCACTCAAGCACGATAATAGAGAGCGTGAGGAGGCTGAGAAAGGCTCAACTGAAACAATCCAGATAGTGGATGAGTGGGTTGATGAGGTAAGGGGTGCGACAGATGACCTTTAGAGTACAGGAAAATATTAACCCTCATTTTAAATCAGTCTGGGTATCTAGCTTGCCTTATAACGTGCTAAAGGGTGGCCGTAACTCTTTTAAATCCTCAGTTATCGTACTAAAACTAGTGTATATGATGCTGAGATATATCATAGTCGGTGAAACAGCTAACATAGTTATTATCCGTAAGGTTGCAAATACGATACGAGATAGTGTTTTCAATAAGGTTTGGTGGGCTTTGAGCTTGTTTGGTATTGATAGACAGTTTTCAAAGACAGTAAGCCCGTTTAAAATCGTACACAAAAAAACCGGCTCAACATTTTATTTTTACGGTCAAGATGACTTTCAAAAACTCAAGTCAAATGATATAGGTAACATTATAGCGGTATGGTACGAGGAGGCCGCTGAGTTTGCAAGTCAAGAGGATTTTGACCAGTCAAACGTGACTTTCATGCGACAGAAACACCCTAGAGCTAAGTTTGTACAATTCTTTTGGAGTTATAACCCACCCCGCAATCCGTATAGTTGGATTAATGAGTGGTTTGAAAGTATTAAGACAAATAAGAATTATCTTGCTCACTCAAGCACTTACCTAGACGATAAGTTAGGCTTTGTTACTGAGCAAATGCTAGAGGATATAGAACGTATCAAAGAAAATGATTTTGATTATTACAGATACTTATATCTAGGTGAGGCAGTCGGACTAGGTAACAACGTTTATAATATGAGCACCTTTCACCCTATCGAGGCTTTGCCTAGTGATGATAGGCTTATAGGTATATGCTTTGCCCTTGACGGTGGGCATCAACAATCAGCAACAGCATGCTGCTCTTTTGGTATCACGGCAAAAGGGAAAGTGATTTTACTTGATACTTGGTACTACTCACCAGCTGGGCAAGTGAACAAGAAAGCACCTAGTCAGCTCTCTAAAGAAATATACGAATACATGAGCTCAGTTATAGACAAGTACAAAGTGCAAGCCTTACAGTACACAATAGATAGCGCTGAGGGGGCTTTACGTAATCAGATGTTTCTTGATTTTGGATTGAGATGGCATCCAGTCGCTAAGCTTAAAAAAGTGACTATGATTGATAGCTTTCAGTCTTTACTTGCTCAAGGGCGCTTTTACTATCTAAACATTGAGAATAACAAGATATTTATTGAGGAGCATAAGATGTACCGCTGGGACGAGAAAACAATAAAATCAGACAATCCAAGCGTTATAAAAGAAGATGATCATACATGCGACACGGCGCAATACTTTGTACTAGATAATGCAAAATTGCTAGGCTTACGTGTTGGCAATGGATAAGGAGGCAAAAATGAGCCTATTTCAAAAAATTAAAGACCTATTTAATCAAGGGAGATATAACATGCAAACAGCAAACTTAAACAGTATTTTAGAGCATCCGAAAATTGCAGTCACTCAAGCAGAATATGATAGAATTTCACGTAATCTGGCCTATTATCAATCACGATGGGAAGATATTACATACACAAATACAGATGGCGATATTAAAACCCGTAAAATGCAGCACTTACCAATAGCAAGAACGGCATCTAAAAAAATTGCTAGCCTTGTATATAATGAGCAAGCAGTTATTACAGCTAAAGATGAGGCATTACATAAGTTTTTAGATACCATGCTTACAAATGACCGCTTTAACAAAAACTTTGAGCGATACCTTGAAAGCTGTTTAGCACTTGGTGGCCTTGCTATGCGCCCTTATATTGACGGCGATAAAGTCAGAGTAGCATTTATACAAGCGCCGGTATTCTTACCACTAGAGAGCAATACTCAAGACGTTGCGAGCGCTGCAATCCTAACTAAAACCATTAAATCAGAGGGCAAGAAAAATGTTTATTATACTCTTGTCGAATTTCACGAATGGATCACAAAAGACGGGCAAGAAACAGGCAGTACAAAAGACAAGAGCCTATACCGTATCACAAACGAGCTATATAAATCCAATCAAGAGGGAACGCTGGGAGAGCGTGTAAAATTAAATGAGCTAGATAAGTATGCAACACTTGAGCCAGTGACTATTGTTAAAGACCTATCACGCCCGCTATTTACATATCTTAAAACACCCGGCATGAACAACAAAGATATTAACAGTCCTCTAGGCTTGTCTATCTTTGATAATGCTAAGACCACTATTGACTTTATCAATCGGACGTATGATGAGTTTATGTGGGAGGTTAAGATGGGACAGCGCCGGGTATTAGTACCAGAGCAGCTAACTCAACTTAAAGTACAACAGAAAGACGGCTCAATAGAATTTAAACGCCGCTTTGATGTTGAGCAAAATGTTTATATGCAAATTGGGACAGGTAATATGGACAGCGGCGGTATTGCTGACCTTACAAGTCCTATCCGGGCTAGTGATTATATCATGGCTATCTCAGAGGGGCTAAAACTCTTTGAGTTGCAGATTGGCGTATCTAGTGGCATGTTTACTTTTGACGGTCAAGGCGTAAGAACAGCAACAGAAATTGTCAGCGAAAACTCAGACACTTACCAGATGAGAAACAGTATTGTAGCACTTGTCGAACAATCAATCAAAGAGCTTTGTGTTTCTATGTGTGAGCTTGGAAAAGCCGTGGGACTCTATCAAGGCAAGATACCAGAATTAAATGATATTTCTGTAAACCTTGATGATGGAGTATTTACAGATAGACACGCTGAACTTGATTATTGGATGAAGATGGTAGCGGCTGGCTTTGCAACTCAAAAGAGAGGTATTGCTAAAACTCAAAACCTCACAGATGCAGAGGCAGAGAAAGAGCTAGCTGAAATTAACGGGGCTTTACCACCAGAAACAGATGCAGACCTAGCGATCTATCACAGCAAGCAAGAGCAAAAAGAGGATAAAGAGGAGGCAGAAGATGACAAAGGTTAAATTTGGAGTTGCTAGCGTTGACTACTCAGCAAGCATTGAAGATACACCAACATTAAAACTAGGTTTAAGGCTTAGAGGGACTGGTAGATTAGAGGCCTCCTCAGTTATTAAAAAACTAATCAAAGACATTTCAGAGCTTGAGTACGAACTAGAAGAATAAACCGGTCAAATGGTCGGTTTTATTTCAAGAGAGGGTTTTTGAATGGAAAAAAAGAGAAAACAACTCACTATTAACGATCAACAATTCTCTTTGCAAATGCAAGGCGTAACGGATATATACGCTAAAATGCAAATAGATCTCTTTGACAGAATGATAAAGCGCTTGAAAGAGCGTGGCAGCGTGGACTTAATGAGAAACCCGTATATCTGGCAGTTAGAAAAGCTAAACGATATGCACTTACTCAATGAGGCAAATTTGAAGATTATTGCAGAGCGTACTCATATAGCAGAGAGCCTTTTGAGAAAGGTAATTGAAAACGAGGGCTTAAAGGTTTATCAAGATACCAAAGAGCAACTTGAGGAGGATTTAAACCAGCCTAAAAGCGGGCATATTAAGAACGGCGTGACCGATAGCCTAGAGGCTTATACAAGGCAAGCCGTGAGCGATTTAAACCTTATCAATACAACCTTGCCGGAGAGCTTGCAAGCTGTTTATAAGTCTATTGTCGAGGAGGCAGTAGTTCAAGTGGTAGCCGGTACTAAAACAAGTAATCAAGCTTTAAATGATACCATCATGAACTGGCAAAAGAAAGGCTTTACCGGCTTTACAGATAAAGGGGGCAGAGAGTGGAGAGCTGATAGCTATGCAAGAGCGATCATTAAGAGCACCACTTACAAAGTTTACAATGAGATGAGAGTAGCGCCCGCTGAGGAGCTAGGCATAGATACTTTTTACTATTCTATGAAAGCGACAGCAAGGCCGGCTTGCAGTCCATTACAAGGGCAGATAGTCACTAAAGGCAAAGGCTTTGAAATAGACGGCATAACAGTCTATTCTTTACTTGATTATGGATACGGAACGGCTGGCGGCTGTTTAGGTATCCATTGTGGGCACTATCTAACTCCTTTTGTAATCGGAGTAAACGAATTGCCAAACCTACCAAGCTATCTAAAGAATTTGACACCAGAGCAAGCTGAGGAAAATGCAAGGATAGAGAGCAAGCAAAGAGGCCTAGAGCGATTGATAAAAAACCATAAAGAGCGCTTGCACTATGCAAAGACTTTAGAAGATGAAAAACTGATTGAAAGTGAGCGTTTGAAAGTGCGGATGTATCAAAATAAAATCCATAGCCTAGTGACTCAATATGATTTTTTAAAAAGAGATTATCAAAGAGAGAAACTTTACTAAATTAAAAGAGGGTATTGCAATAAGCAAGCCCCTTTTTTAATGCTCAAAACAGTAAAAAGTCCCTATCTATCAAAGGTATAGTGAAATAGTAAATAATATTTTGCTTTTAAGTGGGAGTTAACCACTTTAAAAGAACTAGGAGGTACAAATGGCATTTACAACCGAGGCATTACAAGAGTTAGGATTGACTCAAGAGCAAATTAAAGAAGTTTTTGCCTTACACGGCAAGACTATCAACCCTTTAAAAGCTGAGCTTGAGGAGTCAAAAGGAGCGCTTGAAAGCCTTAATAATCAATTAACCGCAACAGGGCAGCAACTTGAGGCTTTGAAAGCAGATGCAAGCACTAGTGAAGAAACAAAGAAAGCACTTGAAAGCTTGCAATCTGACTATGACAATTACAAGGCTAAAGCTGAGGCTGAGCTTGCACAAACTAAAAAGGTTAGTGCTATCACGCTTGCCTTGAAAGATACCAATGCTTACAACCCGGATAAGTTGATGAAATTCATTGATGTTGATGCTATCGAGCTTGACAAAGACGGCAAGCCTCAACTAACAGAAATCATTGATGGACTGAAAGAAAGTGATCCGTACCTTTTCAAGCAAGAAGATGATACCCCTAGCCCTACAATTTTGCCGCCGGGCAATCCACAAGCCGGGGGCTCAGAAAGTAATGATCCGTTCCAAGCAATTATTGACGGATACGGAAAATAAGGAAAGGAGATTATCATGTCAGGTAATCAAAACAACCCAGCCCGCCGCTATGAGAAACAATATGCGGGTATTCTTGAAACAGTTTTCGGAGTGCGTGCTGCTTTTGCAAACGCCCTAGCACCTATCCAGATTTTGGACGGGGTACAAGAAAACTCTAAAGCTTTCTCAGTTAAGACAAACGGTACGCCGGTTGTTATCGGAGAATACAAAACAGGCGCAGATGATGGCGGCTTTGGTGAGGGTACAGGTTCACGCTCACGTTTTGGTAAGCTAACAGAAATCAAATACGATAATGCAGATGTTGACTATGACTATACTTTGACAATCCATGAGGGACTTGACCGTTACACAGTCAACAACGATCTTAACGCTGCAATCGCTGACCGTTTGAAATTGCAATCAGAGGCGCAAACACGAACAATTAACAAGCGTATTGGTGACTACCTTGCAACTAACGCCGGTAAAACTGAGGCTCTTGCTGATTTGTCAGATGAAAAAATCAAGGCATTGTTTAACAAGGCAGCAGCTTATTTCACTAACAATGAAGTAACAGCGCCGGTAACAGTTTACTTACGCTCAGAACTCTATAACGCAATCGTGGATATGGCCTCAGTAACAACCGCTAAAGGCTCAACTATCTCACTTGATGAAAACGGCTTGCCTAAATACAAAGGCTTTACTTTGGAAGAAACACCAGAGCAATACTTTAAAACAGATACTATTGCTATCTTCTCACCTAATGGCATTGTTATCCCGTTTGTAGGTATCTCAACAGCCCGTGCTATTGAGGCAGAAGAATTTGACGGGGTTAAATTGCAAGCAGCTGCTAAAGGTGGTACTTACATGTTGGACGATAACAAGAAAGCTGTACTCAAGGTTACAGGTACTATCGTTTAAGGAGGTAACTAATGGCAATCTATCAAGCAACAAAAAATATTTACTTTTCTCAACTTGATAAAGCTGTAATTGTTGATGATCTTATTGAACTTGATGAGGCTTACGCTAAAGAAGTCAATAAAAATCTTAAAGACACTTTCCCGGATGTAAAAGAGGTTTTGGTATTGGTTGACAAAGCCGGTACTCTTGAGCCGGAAGAAGATCCTATCGAAGAAGTGGCAGCGGATGAAGAATAAATAAGGGGTGGAAACACCCTTTATTTTTAAGGGAGGTTTACATGACTTATTTAACTCAAGACGAATATTCAGAGCTAGGCTTTGATGAGGTCAGCGAATATGAAAAGCTAGAAGCAAGGGCGAAAATCGCAATAGATCTATACACAAACGGCTTTTATCAGAAAGGCATTGATTTTGAAAAAGAGGTAGAATATCGCAAAAACGCCGTAAAGCTTGCTATGGCCTTTCAAATCGCTTACTTAGATGCTAGTGGTATCTTGACAGCGGATGATAAACAACTTACAGGCAGCGTATCTATCGGGCGTACCTCAATCTCATATCAAAACGGAGGCAATAGCTCAAGCGGTCAGCAATTCAATCTTAGTTTAGATGCTGAGAATGTACTGAAACAAGCGGGCTTTAGTCTTATTGTGGGAGTGGACTATGATAGATAAACGCTTACTCAAAGATAAAATCACGGTCAAAAAGATAGCTGAAAAAAATGATTTTGGAGATGAAACATACTCAGAGCCTATTGTGGTTGACTCAGTAAGGTTTGACCGTTCAATAGCTGTATCGGGTAGTAGAAGTATAAAATACAATAACTCAAAAGTAAGACAAAATGCGGGGGTTATTTATATCTATCCTAGTATCTCAAATGTACTAGTTAATGATACATGGCTTGAGGCTATTGTAAATGATGGTGAGCGTGATTATACAGTAACAGGGTATCAACCTAACTATATCAACGGCAAGCCTTTTAGTTTTGAGGTGGAGGTAATCTAATGAGTATCTCTATCAAAGTTGACTTGCAAGGCGTGAAAGATAAGTTTTCGGAGGCGGCTTTTGCAAGGGGTAAGTATGAAGTGGCTAGTCAGATTTTGCTAGATGCTGAGGAGTACATACCCTTGAGAGGCGGAGAGCTGAGAGCATCCGGCTATATCGAGGGACAAGGTACAGCGGTTGTCTATAACACGGTATATGCAAGAGCTCAATTTTACGGTACTAATGGCATTGTAACCTTTAGGAACTATACAACGCCGGGAACTGGTAAGCGCTGGGATGAGAAAGTAACCGAGTATCACTCTGACAAGTGGGCACAAGCATTTTTGAAAGGGGCTAGAATTTGACACAAAATAACGATTTTCAGTTAGTGCTCTTGCAACACTTGAAAACAATGAGCTTACCACTTACACCCCGCCTAGATTATTTTGACGATAACAAAGATGATCTAGTTATCAATCAAATACCGGGTGGCAAAGTTGATACAGAATACATGGACGGCACGCAAGAGGTATCTTTGCCGTTTGAAATTGCTGTAAAGGCTAAAAAGAACAGCCTAGCAAATGAAATTATCTGGGATGTAACTAGTGAGCTTTCAAAGTTTGACTTAGTGTTACCAAGCGCTAACAACTCATACGAATATCTAGGTTTGGAAGTAAGCCGGCCGGCCTCAAAAGGTAAAGACTCTCAAGGCTATTATTATTACACGATAGAAATCGTGGCAAAAATTGTAATTGAAAGGAACAAAGAACAATGACAAGACAAAAAAACGCCCTACGTGGGCACTTTGTAGCTCCATACAACGGAGGAACTGAGCCAACCGGTGAAAGTACATGGCTAGAGCTTGCAAAATGGATCACAGATGTATCAGATGATACAGATGAGAAAACAGAGGATCAAGCCTTTTATGACGGTGACGGTACAGAAGAAACTAGCGTAATCAGCGTTAAAGGTGCTTACACTTTTGAGGGCACTTATGATCCAGAAGATAAAGCACAGGCTCTTATTGCTGCTATGAAATATAAGACTGGTGATGAGCGTAAAGTATGGCATAAGGTTGTACAGTCTGACAAAAAGAAACAATTTGTCGGAGTTGCAACAGTAACAGAAATCAAAGCCGGCTCTGGTGCTGCGGCTGATTATGAGGCTTTCGGTTGTAAAATCTCTTACAATGCAACACCAAAAGAGTCAGCTATTGTCGGATAAAAGCTTTTTCAAGGGCGGGCAGTTAAGCCTTGCCCTTTTTTAAACAAGATAAAGGAGTAATAAGATGTCAGAAATTAAGATTGAACTAAAGCGTACAGGGTTCCCGGTAAGTATCGGAGAGGTTGATTTATGGTTTGACACAAGTCAAGAAAGTTTGATGCGCTTTTTCGATATGGAAGAAGAAATCCAAAAGCGCCTTGTCCAATATGAGCTTGAGGTATTAACCGCAAATATTGGTAATAAGATTGAGCGTGACGGCGTAACAAAAGATGTTGTCGCTGGTGCTATTGATATTGAGAAGAAAAAAGTAGAGATCCAGTATGACCTTATTTTCGGTGATGGCACTTTTGATAAGCTCTATAAATTCTATCCAGATTTTCACGCTTTAAACAACGCCCTAGAGGCTGCTAGTGAACTCATGTATCACAAACTTGAGGAGATTGCAGATGAGCATAAAAAGGTAGTTAAAGAGCGTGCTAATCACTATCTTAACAAAGGCAAGAAAACTCCTACAAAAAAGAAAGCTAACACAAAAAGCAAAAAGAAATAAGGTGTAATCATGAAATTAAATGATGCGCTTGTTACTAGTTTTTCAATCGGAGATAACGAGTACGATATTGACCTTTCTTTTAATAAAATCCTTGATGTTTTTGAAATCATGAAAGAAGAAGAACTAAATACAGTTGAAAAAGCTTATTTAATCGTACAGTTGCTAACTGGTGAGGAACTAGAGGATATGGATGAGGTGGTTGAGTGTTGGATCTATATTAAAGAGCATTTTTTGGATATTCAAAAAGAGATGGTTCAATATGACTTGTTAGGAAACCCCGTACCTCAAGCAAATGCTGAGGATGAGGAAGAACAAGAAAGAGTAATTGACCTTGAGCAAGATGCTGAGTATATTTACGCTAGCTTTTTACAAGCTTACGGTATCAATCTCTTTAAGGCTCAAAATAGGCTATCGTGGGTAGAGTTTAAAGCGCTCTTAACCGCCTTACCAGATAATACTATCATGCAACAGATTGTACAAATCAGAGCATGGAAACCCTCAGACGGAGGGGACAAGAAGAAAATGAGAAAATTACAAGCAAAATATAGGCTAGGAGAGGAGGGAGAATAATATGGCAGATGGAAAAGTTACCATCCTAGTGGATGTGGACGGTAATAAAGTAAAGGTTCTTAATGATGAGCTTGATAAAGTCAGCAAAAAAGGGGACATAGGTAGTAAGTCACTAGGACAGTTTGCCCTTGTCGGTGGTGCTTTTAAACTAGCAGCTAAAGCAGTTGACTTACTGGTTGACTCTTTAGGAGGTGCGATCCAGCGTTTTGATACGCTAGAAAGCTTTCCTAGAGTAATGCAAGCTATGGGACACAGTACAGAAGATGTAACACGCTCAACTAAAAAGCTTGCAAATGGTATTGAGGGCTTGCCTACAACTTTGAACGAGGTAGTGGGTACGGCTCAACGCTTAACCTCTATCACAGGGGACTTAGGAAAGTCAACAGATTTAACACTAGCTCTTAACAACGCCTTTCTGGCCTCTGGTTCATCTAGTATGGATGCTAGCCGTGGATTGCAACAGTTTGCTCAAATGCTCTCAGCCGGTAAGGTTGATATGCAAAGTTGGAAAACGTTACAAGAAACAATGCCTTACGCTTTGCAGAAAACGGCTGAGGCTTTCGGTTTTGCCGGTCAATCAGCACAGCATGAGTTTTACACAGCATTAAAACAGGGTGAAATCACTTTCGACCAATTTGCCTCTAAACTCATTGAGTTAGATGCGGGGGTTGGTGGTTTTGCTGAGCTAGCTCATACTAACAGTAAAGGTATTCAGACTTCTTTCGGGAACTTAAAAAATGCGGTTGTTAAAGGTGTTGCTAGCACTATTAAGGCTCTTGATGACCTCTCTAAAGCAGCAACCGGTAAGAGTATTGCTGAAAACTTTGACTCTTTAAAAGTGATTATCAATGCAACTTTCTCTCTTATTACAAAAATGATAAGAGCAAGTATACCGATTTTTCAACTGCTCTTTAGCGTACTTAGAACTGGTGTATCAGTTATACAGCCGCTTACCCCGGCTATTATAAGCATAGTATCAGCTCTTGTCGCTATGAGGGTTGCAAATGAAACTATTGCAATGACACAGGCTTTAATTGCTGGTTGGAAAACATTCCAAGCAACGGCAGCGGCAGCGGTTCAAGTTATTAACTTAATGACGGCAGCTCAAGCAGCATGCGGCTCTGTAACAAAGGCTCAGATGGTTGCAAACTTGGCAAACAATGGAGCTTTAACGCTTTCAACTTTCCTTTATGGATTGCTTACTGGTGCTATCTCTATTGAAACGGCTGCAACTATCGCAGCAACAGCGGCAACAACGGCTTTTAACGCTGTTTTGACGGCTTTAACCGGCCCGATTGGCTGGATAATTGCCGGTATTGGTTTGCTAGTCGGTCTAGGTGTAGCCCTCTATCAATGGCTCACAATGGAAAGTGAAGAAACTAAAAAGCTCAAAGATGAGCAAGAGGCACTTGTTAAGAGTACGGATGATCTGATTGACTCAGTTAAACAAGGGGCAAAAGAGCGACAAAAGAATATTGCAGCGGTAAAAGGCAATACTGACTCTTACCAAAAGCTAGCAAATGAAATTGTCCAGCTTTCACAAAAGACGAACAAAACAGCAGCAGACAAGAAAAACCTCAAGAAAAAGATTGATGCACTCAATGAGTCGGTAAGCGGATTAAACCTTGCCTATGATAAGAATACTGACTCACTCTCTCACAATAGCGACCAGATAAAAGCCCGGATTGCTGCAATGGAGGCTGAGTCAACGTGGGAGGCCTCACAAAAGAGCTTGTTAGAAATCGAGCAGAAAAGGGCTGAAATTGGTAATCAGTTGAAAGCTATTGCTGAACAGCGTACCAAGTGGAACGAGGAGGCAAACGTAAGCGACAGCACCCGTAAGGAGAAATTGCAAGAGCTCAATGATAAAGAGGCTGAGCTAGTTACGGCTCAATCTCAATTACAACAAGAGTATCAAAAAACCTCAGAGGTGCAACAGGCAGCCTCAGAGGCTATGGCAGCCGCAACTGAAAATGGTGCTAACCGTCAAATTGTATCTTATGAGAATATGTCTAAAGCTCAACAGAAAGCAATAGATGATATGCGTACTAAGTACAATGAGTTGTTAGATACTGCTACAAACATGTTTGAACAAATTCAAATGAAATCAGCTATTAGTGTTGATGAGATGATTGCTAACTTGCAAAAAAACCAAGAGGCAATGTCAACGTGGGCAGACAACCTTAATATCCTTGCTAGCCGTGGTGTTGATGAGGGGATCTTAAATAAACTACGTGAGATGGGCCCTCAAGGTGGATTGTACGTGCAAGAACTTGTAAACGCCTCAGATGAGAAATTGGCAGAACTTAACGAGGTATTCTCTAAAGGTGGACAAACGGCTATGAACGGATTGACCGCTGGTATGGATACGGGCTCACTAGGTGTCACAGATAAGATTAAGGGTATGATTCAAGATCAAGCATCCGGTCTGAAAGATGAGATTGCTGCCGCTGACTTTGGAAGTCTAGGACAAGAAATTCCAAACGGCGTAAAAGAGGGTATCGAGGGCGGAGCTGGCGCAGCCGGTACAGCTATGATTGATATGGCAGATAAGACTAAAGACGCTTTTAAGAGCTCTATGGATATTCACAGTCCATCCCGTGTGTTTAATGAGTACGGGGGCTTTATTACAACAGGTCTAGCCGAGGGTGTTGGTGAGGGTGCAAATGAGCCTATAAACGCTATGCAAAGCTTGTCTGGTGAGATTAGAACGCCTTTTAACTCATTGTATTCAGATTTTACTTATGTTGGTGATATGGCTATGGCTGGACTCAATGCCGGTCTTAATAATGGAGCTGGTGCTGTAATGTCAACCGCTGCATCTATTGCCTCAAGGGTAAGAGATACCATTAAGAGCGCTCTTGATATTCATAGCCCGTCCCGTGTAATGAGAGATGAAATCGGGCGCTTTATCCCTCAAGGTATTGCAGTAGGTATCGAGAAAGATGCCGGTACTGTAAAAAATGCAATGTTACGCCTCAAGGATAGCATGATGATAGATGCCCGCCCAGAGATTGCACTAGGACTAGACAAGCAACTAGGAGCTCAAGTGTCAGTTAAACAAAGCAGCAAGCAAACTATCGCAGAAAAAATCAAGGTAACTATGGAGAAATCTAGCGAATTGCTAGAGAAAGCCCTAGATGTAGCAGAAACAGCGGTCAAACGCCCAGCGGCTATGTACTTTGATGACGGTACGCTAGTTGCTAAGACAAGTGATAAGTTTGCAAGACAACAAACCGAGCAAACAAGACGAGATAACAGAATGAGGGGTATTTTAACATGACAAAGTTAATGACCTTTAACGGCGTTGATATGTCTAGGTATTTTCGTATAACAGATATTATCCGCCCGATTGGTAACAAGAGGAGCGTGTCAACCGATAACGCCCCTCTTTTGGGCGTAAATATCCAACAGGTAAAGATTGGTGAAAAAGAGCATACTATCAAGTTTACAATGTTTGCAGAAAATCCGGTTGCAATGGAAAGCCTCAAGCATGAGCTTGCCGGTATTTTGAAAGTAACTGAGCCGGTTAAAATCACTTATGGAGATGAGCCGGATAAGTATTATCTAGGTATGCCGGTTGATGATGTTACGCCCGATAATGTCGCTAGATGGATGCAAAAATCAGAAATTAAAATCATGATCCCAGACGGCGTGGCACACAGCACAGTTTACAAAAACTTTAATAGTGACTCAAACGCTCAAACAACAGCGGATAAAATGATTTTTAACCTCAAAAACAATGGTACAGTTGAGGCTTTCCCGATTATCCGAGTCAAGCATAATGCTGAAAATGGATATATTGGACTTGTCAATAGTAATACCGCTTTTGAGATGGGAAACCGTGAGGAGGCTGATACTGGTATTGTCAAAAAGTCAGAGATTTTACTTGATTATCGAGATAACAAAATCTCAGAGGCTTTCAGTAGAGCTACAAAAAACAGGTCAATTACAAATTATGCTAACGAAAACGAAACAGGAACACCAGAGCTCTTAAATCTTTGGGGTAAAAACCACGTTAAGTTAAGAGAGCAATTTACTCAAGGACAGACTGGACACTATTCAACCGGGCTATCGTGGGACATTCCAATAGATGCAGCTGGTGAAACAGGATCATTAAATGATTATATATTTTGTAAGCAAGTATTTATTGCAGACTCAGTAAAGCAATACGGGTATTTGAAAATAACTGTATCAGATACAGCCGGGCAATTTCTTTACGGTGTGGAAACATTTAAACGTTCACTAGGTTTAGATTGTGAGTTTAACGTTTTAAGGCCGGATACAAAAGACAGATATAACTTTTTAAAGCGCCTTGTTTTTAAAGGGGCAGATGATAAACGCTTAAATCCTTTCAGCAAAGAAAGAGGACAATTTGAGATCAAGCGTAATGATAACGTGGTACAAGTGTATTATGACGGCTCACATTACAACTTTGTTATCCCAGAAATTAAAGGGAAAAAGTCAGCTAAAATCCATGTAACTCTAGGAGCTTTTCACGATAAGCCTATGGTATCGAATATGTACCTAGATGAGTTAGTGTTTAGAAAAGACTTTGTACCTATGCTTGGTGATATCCCTAACCGTTACGCTATGGGCTCAACGGCTGTAATCAATAGTGAAGATGATACCGTATATATTGATGGTATCGCTAAGTCTAGTGAGGTTGTTGACGGTTCACAATGGCTAGTAATACCGCCCGGCAATTCCCAACTAGAGATGTACTTTTCTAGCTTTATCAAGAAAAAACCAACAGTAACAATCGAATTTGAGGAAAGGTGGCTCTAATCATGCTCTTAACTATTCATGATGCAAACTTGCAAAAGGTTGCTTTTGTTGATAACAGCAAACAGAATACGCTTAATTATTATGCTGATACGTGGGTAAGGAGCTTGCCTACTGGATCATCTACTTTTGAGTTTACAGTATTCAAGAAAGCAATCAAATCAGATACAGCTTTAACTAAAGCCTATCACTACCTCAATGAAAGAGCGTGGGTATCATTTAAGTATAAAGGCAAGAGCTTTATATTTAACGTAATGACGGTTGAGGAAGATGAGCAAACGATAAAATGTTATTGTGAAAACCTCAACCTTGAGCTTATCAATGAGATAGCTAACCCTTACAAGGCTACAAAGGCTATGAGCTTTGCAGAATATTGTGAGGCTATGGATTTACTGTATTATACTCATCTAGCTATTGGTATCAATGAAGTATCGGATAAGAAAAGAACGATTGAGTGGCAAGGGCAAGAAACAAAACTTGCCCGCTTGCTCAGTCTAGCTAAACATTTTGATGCTGAGATTGAGTTTGATACACAATTAAACGCTGACAGCACTATTAAGAAGTTTAGCGTTAATGTTTATCATGAAAATGATGATAACCATCAAGGCGTAGGACGTATCAGAAACGATATACAGTTAAAATACGGCAAGAATATCAAGTCAATCCGTCGTAAAGTTGACAAGACAGGTATCTTTAATACAATCCGCCCGACTGGTAAAAGAACGGTTAAAAATGGAGCTGGTGAAGATGTCGAGGAAGTGGTAACAATCCGAGGGCTTGACGATTGGAAGAAGTATAACAAAGACGGTATTTGTGAGTTTTATCAAAGAAACGAGTCCCTTTATGCACCTCTATCAATGCAGCTCTATCCCTCAACATTCTCACACGGTACAGCTGAGGATCAATGGACAAGAAAAGACTTTAGTTATGATACTGACAACCCTAAAGAGTTGAGGCGTTTAGCATACAATGAACTTAAAAAACATTGTTACCCGGCTATCACTTACGAGGTGGATGGATATGTTGATGTTGAGATTGGCGATACAGTCAAGATACATGATGCGGGGTTTGCCCCTCTCTTAACTATCCAAGCAAGGGTATCAGAGCAACGGATAAGCTTTTCAAATCCGGCAAGCAATAAGACAGTATTTTCAAATTTCAAGGCTCTTGAAAATCAACTATCAGACGGCATACAAGAGGCTTTTGAGCGCTTGTTTGAGCAGTCTAAACCTTACACAATCAAGTTATCAACTAGTAACGGTATCATCTTTAAAAATAATAGCGGTGAAAGTATTATCACTCCTACACTTTATAAGGGCGGCAAACTTATCACAGCCGGCGTAACGTGGAGATGGAGCTTAAATGATAAAGTGACTACTGGTATGACCTATACAGTAAGAGGGCAAGAGATAACTAATACAGTTACTTTAACGATTGGAGCTTATATCGGTAACGATAGAGTGGCAGTTGATGAGCTTTCACTTGTCAATGTTTCAGATGGTCGAATTGGAGCGCCCGGCAAGTCAACTCATATACACTTTGCATTTTCTGAAAATCCGGACGGCTCTAACTTATCTTTGACAGATAACGATCAGCGCTATTATGGTTACTACTCAGATATGGAAGAAGTTGCTAGCACAGATAAAGCAAGGTATAAATGGTTTGATAGATGGACTAAAATTAAAACAGATAAAGAGGATATAGAGCGAATACTTGATAGCAAAGCGGATCAAGGACTGACTCAAGAGCAGCTTAATGCTCTTAATGAAAAGGTTCAAATTTACGAGGCTGAGCAAAAAGCAAAGGCATCAATGGAGGCCTTTAGTGAGCTAGAGAAAGCTTACAATGTCTTTGTACAATCAAATGCTGAGGCTCAAGAGAAGTCTGAGTCTGACTTAATCGAGGCTAGCCGTAGAATTGAGTTACTTACTACTGAGTTTGGAGGCATGAAAGAGCTCAAGACTTTCATTGATACGTATATGAGCTTTTCAAATGAGGGCATGATTATTGGTAAGAGTGATGCAAGCTCTACAATTAAGGTATCTCATGACCGGATCTCAATGCTTTCAGCTGGTAAAGAGGTAATGTATATCTCTCAAGGGGTTATCCATATTGACAACGGTATTTTCACAGCATCTATCCAAGTTGGACGGTTTAGAACTGAGGAGTACTACTTAAATCCGGATATAAATGTTATCCGTCATGTTGGTTAGGAGGGTAAAATGGCAAAATACAGTAATTCAAATAACGGTTTATACTTAAATGTATATATCGAGCAAGGCGCTCAGAATATTGCTGCTAATACAACTACTGTAAATTGGCGTGCGACAGTTAGTAGGCCGGTTTATTATCACACTTATAACTTACAAGGGGACAGTACACTTTCTCTTACTTTAGATGGGCGTAACGTTAACTCAAGCAATCCTAGATGGGAAGTTTGGGACGGAGAGGCTGAGCTTGCAAGTGGTTCAAGCGTTATCAATCATAATGCAGATGGGACTAAAATTTTTGCTCTTTCTTGCACGTTCAATCCTAATAATGGATTGCATAAAACAATGACAGTAACGGCGAATATAAGCCTATCACCTATACCACGATTGAGTAATTTGTCTATCGGTCAAGGCGTGATTGGTTCAAATCTTGCTATCACTATCAATAGACAAAACAATAATTTTACTCATACTTTAAGGTATTCATGGGCTGGTAAGAGTGGAACTATTGCTACAAATGTTGCAACTAGTCACTCATGGACTATCCCGGTTGACTTTGCTAACAATATCCCTAACTCTAACAGCGGTACAGGCACGCTCTATCTTGATACATATAGCGGTAATACCAAAATAGGAACTCAGAGCAAACAGTTTACAGCATCTATACCAAGCGGCCTAAAACCAAGCTTTACAGGTATCTCTTTAACAGATACTCATGCTGCTGCTGGTGCTTTACTTTCTGGTAATGACTTTTTGCAGATTATCTCAGATATTAAAGTTACTTTCAACGGCGCTAATGGTACTTATGGATCAAAAATAACAGGGTATCGGGCTGAGATTGTCGGAAAAAATCATATCGTGACCGAAAACGGCGGGCGCTTAGGTATGATGAACTTTAAAGGCTCAGCCTCTATCAGAGCTTACGTAATTGACAGTAGAGGGCAGCGCTCAGATGTAAAGACTGTAAATATCAATGTACTTGAGTATTTTGCCCCCTCTTTCAGCTTTTCAGCGCTCAGAACTAGAGAGCATCCTGATGTATTGCAAGTTATAAGAAATGCCCGAATTGCCCCTATTATGCAGTCTGGACGGCAAAGAAACACAATGGCTTTATCGTTCAAAGTTGCTCAACTAGGCAGCTCAAATTATACGGCTGATAATGGAAGTGCAACAGGGACTTATACAACAGTACATACACTCACTAACTCAGCCGCTAATCTATCGGGAAACTATCCGGCAAATAAATCCTTTCATGTAATCGGTAAGCTAGAGGATAAGTTTACAAGTGTTGAGTTTGCTTTTACAGTTGCTACTGAGAGCGTGGTTATGTCTTACGATAAGTATGGCCGTGTAGGTATTGGTAAAGTGGCAGAGTTTGGTAAACCGGGCTCTTTGGATGTACTAGGCGATATTTACTCAAACAATCAGCCTATTCAGCTATATCGGCTAACCGATAATATTGGAGGCCTTAGCAAAGGTAGTGCTCAATGGAATGATGTTTGGAACAAACAAGGTACTGAATTTGGTTGGAGAAATGATAAGTACAGCGACAATCCTACTGGCAACGATTGGGGGCTTTTCCAAAATTATTGGCTTGACAGTTGGAAAGGCGTGCAATTTTTCACAGGTTTAAATTCAAAAAGGCTTTTCTTTAGAACTTACAACAACAACACAGAGTGGAAACCGTCACAATGGAAAGAGATTGCTACAAAGGATGACTTGCAGAAAGTTGTTACAAGGAAAATCGAGCTAGGCTGGTTCATTAACGGTAACGTAACAAGAAATGGCAATCTTGTCACAATTTCAACCGAAAGAAAAATCGCAGATATTGCAACAATTTCAGATTATCGAGAAGTCAAAGAAACAATACCAGCTGGATTTAGACCAGCTCAAGAAGTTGATTTTGTATTGCAAGGCTTGTCTGACTCAACAGTAACAGGTACGGCTATTTTGCACCTTGCCTCAGATGGAAAAATCCGTCTGACAAGTAAATCGCCGGGCAATAAATATTGGACAGGGACAGTCACTTACATTACAAATGATCCTTACCCTTAAAAGCGTAAAAAAACCTACATTAAATAGAAGATAATAATTTCAAAAGGAGGAAAATATATGAAATTTGAATTTGGTTCAAAATCTTTAGAATATGATGGCAGCGGTGCGGTATCGTCAACCAAAGTCACACTAGTAAACTCAGCGGGGGCAAATGTACCGGTATTCTTGCCGGCTGATAAAATCAGCTTGTCTAATACGGAACTGCTTGACCTTGCCCTTGATGTAATCTATCAAGAGAACTTTCCACAGCGTGCAGAAAATGAACGCTTTAGCAAGGTAGATCAAGAATTGCAAAAAAACAAAGAGGCAGCGGCTCAAGCTGAGCAAACAGCAGCGGATACAAAAGAAAATCTTGATACTGTTTCAGCTATTACAGAGGTTCTAATTGCTCTTGCTATTTCACAAAGTGGAGGGATGCCAACTCATACCTATAATAAGGTTGCTGCATTTATCAAGCCGCTTGCTAAGGACAAACGTTACAACAATGGCGATATTGTCGCTATGCCTTATCCGTACGATACCAATCCAAAATGGCCTAAAGGTACGCAAACTATCTTTAAATTCCAGATGCAAGCTACTGAGGGTTACACTTGGAAAGAGCAATCACTTGCTGAGATGTTGCAGCAAGGGGTATTGACCGTGGTAATGCCTCGTATTGACTAAGGAGAGGGTATGACATGGATTGATTTAATTGAGAAATTGATACACGCTATCACACAGTTAGCCCCTACAATCGGGGTAATTGCTACGGGCTGGTTTGGTATGAAAGCTAGTAAATCCGGCAATCTTAATAAAGAGCAATTTCATGAGTTAAAAGATGAGCTAAACACTATCCACGCTATCGGTGAGGATAACAAGCAAAAAATATCAGAGGTCAATGACAAGCTCATTATCCATGATAAAGCTCATCTAGTGACTATGTACTTACGCCTTGAGCGTGATATAACAGTTGCTCTTAATAGAGGATACACAACAGTCCATGAGGCTGACATTATCCATAAGATGCACAAAAGCTATAAAGAGCTAGGTGGCAATGGCCGGATTGATAGCTTATTCAACAGATATAATACTTTAGATGTGAGGAACTAAAAATGAAAATTAACTGGTTAGTACGTTTTAGAAATAGAGCGTTTGTTATGCGCTTTGCACTTGCTATTGTCTTACCTATTTTGACTTATTACAGTTTAAAATTTGAGGACTTGACTAGCTGGGCTGGGGTTTATGAGTTATTCTTGAAATACTTGTCAAACCCTTACCTTATCGGGCTATCAATCGTGAGCGCCTTAAACATGGTGCCGGATCCAACAACAGCGGGGTTATCAGATAGTACAAGAGCTTTAAGTTATACTGAGCCAAGTGAGGACTAAACACAAGAGAGCCCGTTTGGGTTCTCTTTCTTTAAGGAAAGGAGGTAAGTAATTGAAAAAAGTAATTGAGAAAAAGATAGCTCTATCTAGTAATGTTAGAGGTATTGAAAAATTAAATCACGAGCTTTACAGTCACGACAAAGAGATAGCTGAGTTTAAGTTTTCAATGGATGGACTGAGTGCTACAAAAGTAATCTGTCTATTTTATTTCAAAGCAACAAAACGCTATAAGGAAGTCGAGGCTATCATTGAAGATAACAGCTTTACAGTTAAGTTTGATAACTCATTGATAATTGCAACCGAAACAGTCACGGGCTATATTTACTTTGAAAAGGTTGAGCAGTCAGCGGATGTATATGCTTTCTCATTCCATGTAAAAGTGAGTGAGATTGACAAATCAAAGCAAGCCCCTGTAATGGAGCAAAAGACAAAGCGTATTGTCGAAGTGGACAACATTGTTACTAAAGATGAGCTAGCTGAGGCAATGGTTCAAAATATGCCTCAAACTCAAGGCGGAGCGTATGATGATAGTGAGCTGAGAGCTGAGCTATCTAAAAAGGCTAACAATGACGATTTAACACAATTAAGAGGCGATATTGAGGGTTTAAAAAACAAGCCCGGTATTGATACTAGTAACCTAGTAACAAAACAAGAGCTTGAAAATAAAGGTTATCTCACTCAGCATCAATCATTGTCAAATTATGCAACAAAACAAGAAATACCTCAGCCGTACAATGATACAGAATTGAAAAAACGAGTTGAGCAGCTAGAAAATAAGCCGGCTATTGATACCTCAAGTTTTGTAACAAATGAGGCTCTTGCTGGCAAGGGGTATCTTACTGAGCATCAAAGCTTAGAGGGATATGCTAAAAAATCAGAAATACCTCAACCTTATAACGATACTGAGGTAAAGCAAAAACTAGCAGCTATCGAGGAGCAAGGGAAAGGTTTTGCTACAAAGGAGCAGATAGCCTCTATACCTAAAACGCCTCAAAAACTCAGTCTTAACGGAAACACTCTCACTCTATCAGATGGAGGAGGCAGCGTAACCTTACCACAAAATGCCCCGGCTAACACTAGCGGGCAAGTATCTGAGTATGAGATACGAGGTGTCGGTATGCCTAACGGCAAGGTCAGCGCCCCTGTTGGTACTACCTATGTTGATACCGCTGTTACAAATAAAGCTTTAAAATGGATCAAACGTTCTGGCAATGACAATCAAGGCTGGGAGGTTCTGATGGGTGATACCGGATGGATCAACCTCCCTATTGTTTCAAAGCTAGGAGCTTCTTATTTAAAAATCAGACGTGTAAATAACATGGTTACTTACCAATTTGGTGGGTTAAGTTGGGGCTGGTTTGGTATTGTAAGACGGGGAGGCCCCGGATATGTCTTGCAACCTAGTGACCGTGAGCGTAACTGTTACGTTTTAGGTTTAGGTGGAATACCTCAAGGGTTCCGTTCCGAGTTTAGCCTTATTGGTGGTATCTATAACGACAAAGGGGTGCCTTATGGTACGTGGTATCTGGGAGGAGTTGGTGACAGCAATATGTTGAGATTTCAATTCTCAGATCCGGTGCCTACGGATAGAGATATTGGCGATATTCGGGTAAGTGCAATATCTTACTTGACGAGTGAGCCGTGGCCTACACGGCTACCATGATAAAGAAAGGATAAAATAAAAATGGCAGTAAATATTGATAATGCTATTGCTTGGATGCAAGCAAGAAAAGGTAAAGTAACATACAGTATGGAGTATCGGGACGGTGAGGAGTCTTACGATTGCTCAAGCTCTGTCTATTATGCTTTGAGAAGTGCTGGGGCTAGCTCGGCCGGATGGGCTGTCAATACTGAGTACGAGCATAATTGGCTGATTAACAACGGCTACACTCTTATCTCAGAGAATACACCGTGGAGCGCTCAGCGTGGAGATATTTTTATCTGGGGTAGAAAAGGTGCTAGTGCTGGTGCTGGTGGACATACGGGTATGTTTATTGATGGTGACAACATTATCCACTGTAACTATGCTTACAACGGTATCTCTATCAACGATCATGATGAGAGATGGCTAGCAGCCGGGCGGCCTTATTATTACATTTACCGTTTAACAAATCCGGATGTAACCCCTAAAGAAGTTAAAAAAGGATGGCAAAAAGACAATACCGGATATTGGTACGCTAGAGCAAATGGTACATATCCTAAATCTCAGTTTGAGTACATTGAGGAAAGTAAATCATGGTTCTATTTTGACGATAAGGGCTATGCTTATACTGACAAATGGCTCAAATATAAAGATGGAAGATGGTATTGGTTTGATAAGGACGGATACATGGCTACATCTTGGAAAAAAATCAATGGAAAATGGTACTATTTCAACCGTGATGGAGCTATGCAAAACGGCTGGGTTAAGTGGTATGATAAGTGGTACTATCTTGATGCTCAAAATGGCGAAATGAAATCAAATACTTTTGTACCTTATAATGGAGGTTACTACTTGCTCTTACCAGATGGACGTATGGCAGATAAAGAGGCTTTCAAAATTGAGCCAGACGGCTTAATTACAACCCTGTAATCTGTAAACTAC